TCTCCAGAACGTTCAAATTGAACACTGGACATAGAATTGTTTTTCACAGGTCCATGGATGACTTGTTTTTCGATGGACTGTGAAAAATTAGCATGCCGTTTAAAGGTCGAGCTAAAGAAAGATATTTCGGGATCACCAGTGATATATTCATCCTGGGCTCCGATAGCGATCAATTGCACGACACCTGCTGACATGGTATACTACTTTAAGGGGAGAAAATTACAAATTAGGTTTTCTACACACGAAACGGAGAACTAAAAAGTTATCTTTCTCGGGAGTTGATGGTACGATCAGGTTTCCATCTTGATTTCTGATGTTTATATTTAATCGATCAATACGACGAATTGGATCGATATATTGGGTCGCGATGGGGTAGTTATCTTTGTAGTCAATAACAAGATCTTCAGACTTTATAAGACTCGCGAACGAATTCCGTAGAATACTGAGGGGAGCTTGTCCATCATAAACGTTCGATGTACGATCATTGAAAATGGAATCGAGTTGTTCAATGGATACATAACAATGTTCAGTAGCAACATTAGAATGAATGCGAGCAGCGAGGAGTCTAGCCTGAACAACATTCTTCAGTGGTTGACTGAGAAAGCATGTGAAGGTATTCGCGCTATCCTGACCCAAGGTATCGACTGTGATTGTGTGGTACTCATAGTTGAGATCGGGAATCGTCTCCGTTGGTGAAGTAATGAGAGCCATTTATAGTTAGCTTAGATTAAAGATCCGCCGATTCCATCCTCAATCGCGTAGCCGGCGTGGTCATCAACAAGTTGTTGGGCACCACAGAGACCACCGGGGGTAAGACCTAAAGTATAGGCATCATCCTTCTTACCCGAACCTGGGGTACACTCGAGACTGGGCTTGAGATCAAAGATGGACGCTTCGGAAACCGCCTTGATCTTGATTGGCCTGGGTTGGTACGCACTGATGTTACGGGTGAGTGCGAGGGCGACAATCAGTAGGATCAACACGATGATAGAAGTGATCGCGTTGCGGTTGGCTTGATTCAACTTGAACATTTATTATAGGTGTACATTTTTTTAAAGTGCGTTAAAGATATTTTTTTTAGTTTCTACATAGAGAGTAGATGGACGAAGAAATCATTCTTGACCGAGGAAATACTACTGTGATGAAATTGGATGCTGATGAACAGGCGCTTATGGATGAGATTGAAATCTCAGCACCTCGTCCCAAACCTGTTCCCCGTCCAGTACACAGGCAAGCACCCCCTCAGCAACAGACCCATCAAGAGGCGATGGATGCTTTTGTGAATCCCAATAAACAATCCGCTCCTGTACATTCTCAACAGGATGAAGAGATTGACTATGGCGAAAATGAACCTACTTTCTACGACGATGAACCAATGGGTGGTCCAGGACCCGAAGAAGAGCAACCTTCAAAGGGGTACACTTCAATTGATGAGGAGAAGTCAGATCTCATTAATAAGCTTGGACGCCTCGAGAAGAAGGGTTTCGCTGTGAACAAGAGACTCACAGCGTATTCGAACATAGACGAATTACGTTCAGAGGTGAAGCGTATCACCTATAGTATAGATGTGGAACAGTCGGTTCGATTCTCGAGGCGTATGTTGATCGCTTGTGTGACTGGTTTAGAGTTTTTGAATAAACGCTACAATCCTTTTGAAGTTCAGCTCGAGGGTTGGTCCGAGTCTGTAATGGAGAATGTCGATGACTATGATGGTGTGTTTGAGGAGTTGTATGTGAAGTATCGCTCGAAGGTCAGTGTCGCCCCTGAAGTGAAGTTGATTATGATGTTGGGTGGTTCGGCAATGATGTTCCACCTGACGAATAGTATGTTCAAGTCGGTGATGCCCAATATGAACGATGTGATCAAACAGAACCCCGATCTCGTGAAGAATATGATGTCGGCGGTCCAGAACACAACTAGAAACACAGGTGGTCCTTCTGACAATGCTCCAGTGGGTGGCACGAACAACGGTGAATACGAGATGCAAGGCCCGGGTGTAGACATCTCGAGCCTCATGGGTGGTATCATGATGCCCCCACCACCCCCAATGAACACCACTATGGGTGAGGCCCCTCAGGCACCCAGTCTTGATGACGACGATGTTTCGGATATTATTTCCATCTCAGGAGACTCCACTGGTGGTGAAGTTAAGGAGGTGAACGTCGGTGGTGCCACCAAAGCGAAGCGTACTCGACGAAAGAAGAAGACGGAAATTAATCTCTAAATATATATAAATGATAGCGTATTGTCCGCTGGAGGATCTGGAACCTCCCGCTCGACAGCAGAAGGCTGTCGAGGAGCCCGAGGTCGAAGAGGTTGAACCTCAGATCGGTCTCGAAGAAACTGAAATGAATTACGTCATCATGGCTTTCATTGCCGGCGTGATTGTATTAGCCGTCTCTGATTCCATCAGGGCGTAAATGAACTATGTCTACCGCGGGGTCTCAATCCCTCGTAGTAAATTTAGTAACTGAACGATTGAATTATATTAGTTTGTTCCGAATCGGGATTATTTAAATACGAACCTGTATTTGTTCGAATACTTCGTAAATCACCATTACAAGATGATATCACTTCTACAGACACATCATAGTCGTAATTTCGTATAGAAGAATTACCTGTGTTAGGTTTAATTATAAGACCCCTTTTTCCCACATTGACTGTGGGACTCCAAGGGTAACTATTTGTTCCACCAAAGATATTTTTAGTACCAATTGCTAGATCTACATCAGAAAGTGTATCATCGTGTGTTCCACCTTGTATTTCGATTATGAGAGAACTCATGTTTGAAACATCACTCTTCTCTCTTAGAATGGCTACTATTTTTGCATAAAAAGAACCAGTGCCAAACAAAATTTGAACGTCTTGACTATTCGCAGAAGTTCTTGTGAATGTGTGTGTATACTTTTTGTGTGCTACACTATCTGAGTTTGTGATGACACCACCATTTACATGAAGCGCTGTATTCGCTGTAGCACCATCAAGACCGATGGCGACCTGATTACCGAGATCAATCGCACCTTCGACTGTCAAGTCATTCCTCACCGTCAAGTTACTCTCAATGAATGTTTCTGTTGAACTTGTTTGTATATGAACATTACCGAGTGTATCCCCATAAATATTGGAGGTGCCACCTATGGTTTTGAATTCCACAATGGCATTACTTGAAGATTCCTCCACCAGTACCACACCATCATACACATGGAATTTGGTCATTGGGTTTTCTGTGCCGACACCAACGTTACTCGTATGAACAATGTGAAGTCCATCAGCTTCAACACTATTGTCGGTCGCACCAATCGTGATACCAGAAGTTGTGTGTGTCGAGTTTCTGAAACCCCTCACATAGCCACCGTAATTGTCGGTCGTGTAGAGAAGTATACCAGTCTTTTTGTTCGTCCCAGGACTCTCAAGTTTGAGCATGTCCAGGTCGGTCGTTACAGGATCATAAAGATGAATATTAGAGGTTGGGGACTCTGTACCTATGCCGAGACGCCCAGAACCATCAAAACGGGCAAATTCCTCATCATCACTCTCACCAACTTTGTTTACAAAAGTCAATGGACGTTTTGTAGCACCATCAGCAATGTTACGAATACGATTCACTGATGGAGTGTCGGATGTTGTCAAGAAGGCTATACCTGTAATAAGAAATGAACCACCCGAGGCGAACTCAATGTCACCATTTACCTTAAGTTTCGTCGCATCACTACTCACCGTTGCATCTGTACCACCGATAACAACAATACCACTGGGTGCAATAGACATCGCGAGATTTGTAATTTCGTCATTATCTGGATCAACGACAACGTTAGATGATGTAAATGTTTTGAAAAGATGTTGTGGTGCAAGATATTGGATACGATCGGGACCTTCTTGTGCGTCGCCACCACCATCATTACCCTTGAAAATGAGAAGTTCTGTCTTCTTGAAAGTTGGATCATAGAGCCGCTCTTGTAAGTAACAGTTGCCATAAACATCATTCTGTAATCCCCCGAACGTTAATTTTTCGGTGATGCTGACATTACCATTAACTTCCAATTTCTCACGTGGTGCATCCGTACTTATACCCACATTACGGGTCGTGCCACTAATATATATAGCTGTCGAAGACGGTTCAGAAACCTTTTGGTAATTTTCAGTGATTCGGAAGTCACCCGAACCAGAAATACCACTTGACCACCCAGTCAAAGCTGTATCATTGTCACTTTGAATATAAGACGTGAATGCATTACCTTCTGCAAGATTAGTCTGCATCGCCACGATGGCATCTCCAGATGGAGAGTCGTGATTGTGTACTAGGACACCATTTTCTGTTGGATTACCGACACCTGTAGAAAACACTTCAAAGTGTGCAGCGGGTTGTGTAGTGCCTATCCCAACACGCCCATCTGCTCTCAAAGTCAACACTTCATTTTCAGTGGTATAGCGATCATCAGACAAGAATATATCAAGTTTCGTCTTTGACTTTCCGACAGTGTTATCATACTTCCCCATTTTAAACGTGGCTCTGACCCCATCACGATCAGCATTACCTTCACGAGAAAGATGCATGACATCCACTATATCAAGTGTAGCACCAGCAATTGGTTGTGTGTTGGACACAATGAGGGGTGTACCCGCAGTGTCGAAACTATTATCATATTGGATTGGGTCATTTATGAAAACTGTACCCCCCGAAGTGTGGAGACGACCTTGGGGTGTCGCTGTTCCCACACCCACATTACTCGACTCAAGAATGGTCATCTTTGGTCCACCCATCACATTCGAAGTACTCGCATAGAAGTTAAGACCCTTCCCACTTTTGACGATGTTCTCCACTTTGTTCTCACCTATGTCAGGGTTGGAATAGATGCGCATCGATGTATTTCCCTCAATTCCATTCCATGTGTTCCCATACACGGTGGCGTTACTTCCCAACACATGAACATTTCCAGAGACGGTGAGTGATTCAGTAGGCACTGTCGTCGCTATACCAACTTTACCATCTGAAGTAATACGTACCCTCTCAGCGTTTTTGGTTTTTAGGCGAATGTTTTGATGTGAACTCGAAGTACTCGCACCATACACTTCGACTGCGCTCACATTTGAAGCAGTTGGCCCGGATTTAAGAGACAGAAACTCTGTTGTACTATCTCCACCGTATCTATCTGCGTGAACTGTAACACCTGTCTCTGATGAAACGACATCTGTCACAAGATTTGTCGTCGCCACGTTTCCGATAACCGTGAGGACGTTCTCCGCGTTAATGTTCGCAAAGATCTTAGCACCTATGGAAAGTGTATCCG